GAGCCTACATTACTAGATAGTCTCTTCTGCAATTTATCCCCCAAGATGGGCGGGACATTCCAAACATCCTTTGCGGCCATTAGCTTACCCTCCTACAAATCCATATATAATCATTCTCGATAGGCTGGCGAACAGTGAAGCGCCTATTCTCTATCCTTCTGTAAAACGATTTTAAAGCGCCTCGTATGTTAATAGCCTCTTCGGCAGAGCTGACAGTAAAGTAGTCACCTATTATCATTGCCTTAAATGGATACTTGGCTCTTCCATTGATACTATGGCGAACAACATGTTGTCTTGGCGTTATTCCCGTTAGTTTTACTTCTTCATCCTTCGACGGCATTATCACTTTCTCCTCTTATACCAAATCTTACCCGATAATGTAACACAAATAACAAGGACTGCCAAACAGATGTCAAGGGATTCAAATGCTGATTTCAATCCGTCCAAAAAAGCACTTTCATTACTCCTTTTTAGCCAAAAAAAAGAAATTATTTTTTCCAAAATTAAGTCTCGCGCGCACCCCATATAAATTTGATATTCCATTACGTCTGTGATTTCAACGTAATGCAGACGTAATGCTTGAAACCCTTGCTACGACTGGCTTATTACGGCATTACGTCTATTACGTCAAATTTTAAAAAAAATGAATTGATTTTTTTTTTTTCAAAACGCTACCTTATATATAATGCATTAATTGCTCCGTGGTCCGTGGTCCATGATCCACTCACCCACATACACTCAAAACCCTCCAAGACCCACGCACCAAGCCATTGGGCTCATTTCCCACTAAAAACGCACTCTAAAAATTGCCTATTTTTTAAGCAAAGTTGCCTATTTTTTAAGCAAAAACACCCATTACGTTACATTACGTCTATTTTTCAAAACGCTACTTATAAAAAAAGAGACCCCCGAATGAATTCGAAGGTCTCTGTAAAATTTTTCCTGATTTTGGCCGTAATAAGTTACCTAAATACCCCTATTGCACCGTATTATTCAGTCCATGAAGTAGGCAAGATACAATGTGTTTCATGATGACGATTTCACCGAATTCTAGGTCTTGAATTTCGCCTACTTCTTCATTTTCTTTGCAGATAACGGGTGCGAACATAGGATACGTTATCCCGTCCACGGTAATCCTTACTATCTGCATTAGTTTTTCGTCGTCCATTGACGTAGTTTACTATGGTTTATCCGTGCTGTCTTCTACTACTCTACTCTTAATCTCCCAAAGAAGCCTTTTTACCCCTCCGTTGCCTACGGTATCCCGCATTTCTTTAAGCCTGTCATCTGCAGTAGAGTCTGCCCACGATCCTCTAGGTTCGAGTTCCTTGATGCATACCCATCCAGCTGCGCGAAGACTTGCGCCGCTCTCGTCGTGTTGGGTATAGGTAATGCATCTTTTGTATCCCATGGCCTTACCGGCACGCCAAATAGCACCATACAACATGCTATTTGCATTGGCGGTGCCATCGGTGCATGTTCGATTGACCTCCAGCGTGAGTCCATCATCAAAATGCCTTGCTACTGGACGGCCGGCCATGGCCACACCTACAAGAGTTCCTTCGTTCTCAAGGCCTATACTAAACTTATGCCCTCTTGGCGGCTTGTTGTGTCGATGCAAAAGCGCTACAAACTCACAGGCCTTTCTAAAGGTGATGGGAACGATGGTCATCTATCCGTGCTGTCTTCTATGAATTCCACAAGGGCATTGATATACCATTGCGCTTTCTTTAAGTCCTTCAGCGTGTCGTCTTTAAGTCCGGCGCGGGATAGATACTTGAGTGCGGTAAGGCGTAGATGCCCTCTGAATTCCTCAGGGGTGGACTTGGCCTCCATGTAGTCAATCGTTTCGATCCCTCCGCTGGTGTAGTGCGGAGGGCTGTTGATAAGGTCTTTTGTTGATGGAGAAGATTTCTTAAGCCACTCTTTCATTTCTTCCGCTGTCATTTCTATTATGTTACTCATATTGCTCCTCTTCCTTGTCTGCTTCTACGGCCGACGCAAGGTCGACCAGTAATCTGTCCCAAATGGTTTGTTTAAAGTCGTCAGGGTATTCATTCCAGGCCTTAAAGTATTCGACGTCCGGACGAAAGCCGTAAGCGTCTTTATAAAGGTCGGATAATAGGTCGGTGTCGAAGGTATATTTCATTCATTGTTCTCCTTCAACAGGAAATGAGGCGTGGGCCGTGGTAAACGGACGACGTTGTCTGGATGGAGACGGTATTTGCTACCCATTTGCTCCTTGAGCCGTGCAACTTTACTCTCGCGCAATGCGATAGCGGCTTGAAGTTCAGCATCGGGCAATTGCACACGTGCTAAGTCTATTAGATACATGATATTTTCCTTTTCTAACTTTCTATTAAACATAATTCACCCCAAAAACAGGTTTGAGTGACTAGAATACCATCATTTTTGGCTTTGTAAAGCTTTTTTAGCGAAAGTATACGATAAAAGTATCCCGAACGATGCGCCGAGCATAAAAGCTTCTTTGTAGCACAGGTAATAATCGAGGATTTCAGTCATTTTTCACCTTGGTAGGATATTTACCATATTTTGCATATTAATACGATAAATGTTATAAAGAGTCTTTCTGTAAGGGTATATTCTACTATGCCGCATAAAGATCCGGAAGTAAGAAGGCTAAAACAACGTCAGTATTCAAGCAAGCACTACCATTCCAACAGGGAAGAGCACATCGAGCGCATACGGGTGCAGAAGATTCGTATGCGGGCCGAGTGGGAAGAGTATAAGTCTACCTTGGAGTGCGTGCAGTGTGGGCAGAATCATCCGGCCACGTTGGACTTCCACCATGTTATCAAAGACCCCGCCAATAGAAAGATAAGTGAATTGACCCAAAACGGGGCATACAAGCTTGCCCGTGCGGAGATCGAGGCGAAGTGCGTGGTGTTGTGTGCCAGTTGTCACCGGATATGGCACCATGAAGAGCGCCAGATGAAGGAAGGGAGTTTTTTAGAGCGCTAAGTGTAAAGCATACTTTACATTTTGGCAGTCATGTTGCCGATAAGTAACAGGTTTTAGTTCAAAACTAAACTAAAAGTGTAGACCTACGCAAATAATTAAACTCAAAAACTGTATATACACACGGGGTGTATACAAAACGCCAAAAAATATACACGTTATCAAAACGTGTATACAAAACGCCAAAAAATATACACGTTATCAAAACGTGTATAAAATGTCTAAACAAATGTCTAAACTAATAGTTCTGAGTAACATATATGTTACCTTAACCTATTTAAAGCGACTTTTATGAACCACTTTGCAAGATAGTCGCGACTGTTTTAAAGTCGGCTACGATCGTAGTATTTGTAGCTACAAAAAACCCCGCGTAGTCTCCTGGGCGGGGTATGTATATACATTGTATATACTTATTTGTTCATTACGTACATTGTCACTTCGAAGCCAAAGCGCATTTCAGTTGCAGCTGGAGTTGTCCACATGATGTTAGTCCTTAATATATATTAAGCAAAAGTGCTTGTATGTAATAATCCGCCTAATATTACACACAAGCCATACGGATAATCATTAATCGCAAAAAAGTGATATATTACTTAGCCAGCTTCTCGGCGTTCTCTTTCATCTTACTAAGTATCAATAAGAAGCGTAGCTCTTCAAGTTCGGCGGCGGTCATACGGTCTTCCCGATATAGGTCGCAGAACTGTCCTTGAATTGAACCTCGATTTGGCAGTCCTGGCCTTTGTTTCCACTGAAAAGCTTATACAAGCCCAGACCCATGGAAAGAAGGCATATGGTCAACAAGGTCGCGATCACGACCGTCGCGCGGTCCACGCTCCTGTCTGGCTGACACGTGCACCGACGTCCTTGGTTGCAGTCCTGATTACATGCCATCGTTATTCTCCTTTTTAGAAGCAGTTAGTATTGCAATTGCCGAGGCTATCACAGCAAGTAGTACACATTACCATTCTACCGCCAGACATAAAGGTGTGAGTGGTGCATGCCGCGTATGCTGTTAATGAAACTACTAGTAATACTAATCCTACAAATACCTTTTTCATGTTATTTCTCCTCTTGTTTAGGTGTATCAACGGGTGGTGTATCTTCTAGCTTGACTGACCAGTCGATTTCCCCGTAATTTTTATCGAACTTGTCATTCTCGTTAATTTTAGACTGGATTTTATCTCCAGTGATATCGTTACGGGCTACCATTGCATCTCTCCTATCTCTTCTACACTAAAAGGATCCACCTCTTCGGTACTATCCCCTTTAAGCGTATAGTACTCTTTCAGCGCGTCCTCATGTAGGCCCGCGAGCCGTGAGAATTTAAACGCGTACACTTGCGCAAAAGACATCAACAATGAAGACGGAACCAGCTCTTCACTCTCCGCCATAGCACGTAGGTCATCCACGACCATCCAACAGTCCATAATGCTTTCTTCCATATCGGTATATACACTCATTTTTTGCTCCTTAAGCTCATTTTGTGCTCCTTATAAGTCGTTCGCTATTTCAAGTTCGACGATGTCTATTTCCGTCAACTTATCATTGGGTAGTTTTACCATTGCAGTAGTAGGGAAGTGACCTACACTAATTACTTCAACAACACATTCACCCTTTTGCCACCACATCCATTGATACAAATGATTCATTTTATTTAATTTCATAATTAGACTCTCTTCCCGTTTGCCGCGTCGCGGGCATCGCGTTCGGCTTCTTTCTGAAACCGTATGTATATATTTTCAATAAGCATTCCAATGTCAAGGTAATTAGTATCAGGCATACCTTTAACAATACCCGATACTGTTTGACCGAAGGCCTCTGCGTTCTTTTCATCTAGTTTATCCATTACCAATTCCCAAACATGCCCATGCCACTGCCAATGGCTACTTTACTGTTACGACGGCTCTTCTCTTCCTTCTTCATATTAAAGTCAGAAGCAGGACGTCGGCTATTAAAGTACATAGTCGTGTGTTCATCCACTTTTACTACAACGGGCTCCGCCTTTGCTGGCCGGCCTTCTCTTACTGGATTCTTCGTGTAGGTCCGTGGTCCTTGAGCCGCGCGCCGTTCTCTATGCAACTTGTTTTTCTCCGCCTTAATCTCGATCTCTTTGATGTCCCTACCTACATAAGGAAGCCCAGTAGGCGCATAACTGCACATGGTACGATTACTAACAGTACAGAAGTACGATTCATCGTCTATCTTAACGTAGCCTTTGCCACATAGCGCCTTAAGTAGGTTGTGCATCTGCATCTTAGAGATGTTAAGCCTCAAGCAAATCTGACTACGAGACAAGGGGTGCTTATTAAGAAGCTCCATTATCCTTAATTTGTTTTGCTCTGACTCAATAAATGCATCAGTACGTGTTTTCGAAACCATAATGCTTCCTTTCTTTTAACATTGCGTCTGCATACATGTAAGCTGTTTCTGCACAACTATGAGGAGGTAAGCCTCCTCTGGATGTTAGACCAATCATCGCGCACATTGCAAACATGTCTCGATAGTCTAAATCATATACATCATCTTTTGGAGTCTTTGCTGTCATGGATTTCTTCTTTTTTATCTGGTTGTTGAGGGTCAGGCTTCGTCGCTATGCCGGTAAGCCCAATAATAATTCCTATCAGTGCTGAAAGAGCGTAACTCATGACGCGGCCTTAGGCAAAAAGAACTCAAATTCGTTAATCACGGGCTTGGATGTTGCACGTTTGAACATGTCCAACTGCTCATGTAGGCCATCAAAGCTCTCTGATAAGATAGTGGCATCCGAATAGCCGGATAAACCACCGTCTTTATCGTAAAACACCTCTTTTATCTCGAAATATTCGCCCATTTCTTCATCATTGAAGCGTACTACACGGTGATTCCAGGTCATAGTATGTCCTTTGTATTTTTAGTAAAGAATTTTTGTTTAACTGCAGCACGTGCAGCCAACACATCGTCTTCAAATTTTAATATTTGATCGTGATTAAGCGTATCCGTAATGTTAATACGACGGATTTTCCCTGTCTTTAGATTTCTAAGCTCAAACCAGACCTCTTCGATTTCAATTTGCTCTGGAATGTACTCAAAATCATCGTCAATGGAGCCATACATCTCCGGAAGGACGCTGTAATTAAGTAAAACGTCTTGCATTAAAGATGATTTAACGGCGCCCATTAGTCTGCTCCTCTAAAAGCTTATTAAACTCGCGTTCAATAAGGTCCATAGCCGCTTGTCCGATAGAAACATCGTAATAATCTGCTAATTCTTTGAGCATTGCGTAAGATTTTGATCGGATGATCAAAGTAGCCCATGCAGTGTCTCTTTGTGATGGCGATTTTGCCATTGGCGCTCTCCTTTCTAATGAAAAGACACTGTATCATAAGCTTTTAAGATTATGCAAGCACTTTTTTATCGTGCTCCGCCCCAAGAAGTACCGATTTCTACGTCTACTTTGCTCGGCACTTCCAAATCAACGGCTGTACGCATGATTTCTGCAGCTGCTTCAGCCTCTTCACGGTTCTTAACTGACACGGCAACCTCATCGTGCACCTGTAAAAGGATACGGAAACCTGCTTTATGCAGTGCAATCATGGCCGCCTTGGTCTGGTCGGCCGCAGAACCTTGGATTAAACGGTTCAAACCCTTGTATGTACCCGCACGCTTGATCCGTGGTCCGTATTCCGAGACGGCTTGTTCATAAGGAAGCGCCTTGTTCACTCCCCATGCGATTGGCTCCCATAATGGGAACCTACATTTACGCCCTAGAAGGGTGCGAATAGCGCCATTTGACGACGGCTTTTCAATACGGCGCATGACCGCGTCGACTGTACCACGTAAGAATGGTACTTTATTGTGGAAGGTGCTCATCAATTCACTGGCTTCGTCCACAGGAAGGTCCAATTGTCCGGCTAATTTGTTCTTGCCCATGCCATACATCAAGCCTAAACCGATTGTCTTGGCTTGTTTACGCTCAATGCCTGCCATGTCTGCCACCATTTGATGGAAATCCGTGTCAGGATTGTCCCGATAGGCTTGTGCCATCTTCTCTGCACCGTCTAATCCGATAAGCGTAGCGTAATGCACTAGCAAACGCGGCTCTTGTGACGAGAAGTCGTTCGCGGCCCATAGCTCGCCTTCCTCTGGAAGGAACAAGGAGCGCACTAGCGGGCCTATGACCTCGTGTCTTGCGGGGACCTGCTGCAGGTTAGGCTGTGACATAGATAGCCTGCCAGTCACCGTGCCGCCATCGTCAGAGCGAAGTTGGTTGACGTGTGGATGTATGCGTCCATCTGCGGCGGAGAAGTCCAGGTAAGGCTGTAAGAACGTGCCGTGGGTCTTGTTTAGCTCGCGTGCTTCTACAATCATCTTAGCGACAGGGTGTGCGTTTCCATCTAGGAAAGACTTAGTGAAGCTTGGTGCGCCGGCCTCGGTCCTTGGGTACTTAATCTTAAGCTTGTCGAATGCAGTAGCGATACTGGCCGCGGCCCATATATCGACGTGATTGCCTACTTCTTTCTTAATATCCATCAAATATTGCTGTTCTTTGCGCTTCATGTCCTTAATAAGCTTCTCTGCGTTCTCACGATCAAAGCGGACACCTTTGAATGTCAGGTCAATAAGGATGGGAAGCATCTCTGTCTCCATACCAAACACGGACTCAACCTCTTCCCTACGTAGTAATGTCTGTAGATGGTGCCAAAGCTTTAGGGTAAGCGCCGCGTCTTGCTCCGCGTAGTCGCCCACGTACATGGCAGGCAGCTTCCATAGTTCTTTCTTAGGGTGCACGCCGAAGTCTGCAGCCGCATCTTTAAGTCCTTGCTCGGACTTGGTCTCTTTGAGCATGTCAAAGCCCAGGCTATTCAAGGCAAATGAGAAACGGTTCTCGTCCACAATTGCCGCGGCGAGCATGGTATCAATGATGCGTCCGTTGACCTCGAAGCCTGTTGCCTTGAGCCAGCCCGTGTCGTATGCCGCGTTGTGCATAATCTTGTCGCAAGGTAAGGCTAAGGTCTTCTTGACCCAGCGCTCCACAATGCCTTTGTCTAGGTTGCCACCGCCTTGATGTGCTACTGGGAAGTAGCCCTTCCATCCGTCTACTGCAAACGCGTAGCCGACGATGTAGCCGTCTTTACGAGGCCAGCCTGGGCCGAACTTCTCCATGTTGGGGTCGCATGTCTCCAAGTCGATTGCGATTTCCGTTGCCTGCGATAGGTCGGGAAAGCTCTGAGGAGGTAGCCACTCAGAGGACGTTGGGAATAGTGATCTAGGTTTCATAGTCTAAAGCCTTTTCTTTCGTTTTTAGGTAAGACAATATGCAATGACTGACGGGCACGTGTAATTCCCACGTACAGTAAGCGATTAACATCATCAGGGTTTTTATCGTATTCACTTGCGAATTTAGTAGAAAGGTCCGTGAGCAGTAAGACGTTGTCCGCCTCACCGCCTTTTGCTCCGTGGATCGTGGAGAGTTTTATATTGACCTTGCCGGATATTTTGGTACCACGACGTAATAGGGAAATAATGTAGTCACGCTTCTCTTCGCCTATCTTTGTCAGGGCCTCATGCCATATAACATCAGTGTTCAAGCCATGGTTTTCTTTTAAATAATCCATGGTAAAAGAGCCTTCTGGGTCGAGATCCTTTAGCATTTTGTGACCCCGTTTGATATAATTGGAATCAAGATGTTTATAGATCTGTTTGACAACAGGGAAAGGGACTTCTTTACCCTTTCGCAATGTTTCCCACCCTATCACCGCAGTAATTACGGCTTCGTTAATGCTCCGGTAGCCTTGGCGCTCGAACAATAAGCCTTGTGACTTAATCCAGTTATGCATGTCGTTGAGCATGTAGTTGGCAGAAGCAAGAATCAACCACTCGCCTTTGGTTATATCCACGTGTTCAAAGTCATTGTAAAACTTCACAGCGCCTTCAAACTCACGTGGGTTCCATTTCTTAGGTTGCCTTACACGGATACGGTTGACCACGGTGTTGGCAAGCGCATGCACCTTAGCCGGGACACGGTAGGACTGCTCTAGTACTGTGATGTCGCCCTCAAAGCCAAGGAAGCTATTCACGTCTGCCCCGGCCCAGTTATATACAGCCTGGTCATCGTCACCAGCCAGGAAGGACCTCTTTGCTTTTGCCGCTAATTCCGATACCAGACGCCATTGCAGGCGTGACAAGTCCTGTGCTTCGTCGATGATTAACACCTCAAGACTAGGCAGGCGATGTGCTTCTTCTACTAGGCGCTCCAGTAAGTCAGTGAAGTCGAGTAAGGAATTGGCTTCTTTGTAATGGCGATAGGCACGCTCAACGTAGTCAAAATGGAACCATTCGATTTCCATTTGGCTACGATTATAGTGAGTGCGTAGGTCAACGCCTCGAATACGGGCAATGTTGATTTCATTTAGGATAGGGTTATCCGTCTTGACCATGAAGTCTTCTTCGCCGTTATCAATGCTTATCTCAATGCCGGACTCGCGAGCGAACTCCCTAAAGTTCTCCGGCTTCATCATGTCCTTGTTGCTGATGCCAAGGCACCGGTAAGCAAGACTATGGAGCGTTCTGAACCAAGGGAAATCTATCTCAGGATTTAGCTGCGGGAATTTTTGCACTGCGCGTTCTTTTGCTTCAGTAGCCGCCTTGCGCGTAAACGCAAAGTAACCCATCTGGGATGGGTGCACTCCGCTATCTAATTCCTGCTGAATGACGTTCAACAAGAAGGTAGTTTTGCCTGAGCCTGGTCACGGAGGGCCAAAAACTTTACGAATAGTCATTGACCCTGCCTCCTTTCCTAATAAGTGTCATGTTTAAGCGTCAAGGTCTTCAAGGATAGGCCACATGATGATAGGCGTTGATTCACCTACAAATGCACCTACGATGTTGAAGTCAATATACTCGATGGCTTCCTCTTCAGTCATGCCGTCTTGTTCTACCATGGCTTCTATAATCATAGGGCCATCGTATATACAGCGTTCTACTAGCATGTTGCCATGCCATGTCATGCACATGCCAATTAAGGCAAAGTCATAGTTATCAATTGTTAAGGTATCGTCGTTCATTAGAATGGGCTCACTTTCTTCATTTCAGGGGTTACAAAAGGAGAATCTTGCTTGTCAAACCTAGGAAGGCTCCACACGCGAGTAGCGCGGCCTTTTAGGTATAGGCTTACAGGGTCTCCGCCTAGTTCGCGCATACGTTGCGCCATCTTCGGAGCAGAAAGTCCAGTGAAGTTGTTACGCTTCAGGTGAGCCTCAAGGTCCTTGATTCGGAAATACACTTTACCTTCTTCGTCACTCGTCCATGGTCGGCCCATGAGAATCTCGTCACGGTCCATGGCCTGTTGCAAGTGAGTGGTGAACTCTTCCACAAGGTCAATGAATCGACCAGTAATGCTCGTGTCATCAGACGCCTCGGTAATCTGCTCAAGCTCGACCATCTCTTTCAGTAGTCCGTTAAGCACGCCTTCCCAGTCCGGCTTACGCAAGGTAGGAGGAAGTATGTTGATTTTCTCAACGCAGGCCTTTTGGAATGCCATCTGATTAAAGAGGCTATCTGTCTCAAGTTCGATGCGTTTGCTGTTCACATCCAAGAACCACAATGGCGGCTCGGAGTTGTATTTGGATAATGATCCCATTTCGGGAGCATCTGGTCCGTCGGCCCCGATCCCAAATTTACGAGTACGGCATATGCCAGAGTTGCAGAATGAATTGATAGGCGCATCCTTGCACTTATACTTGTAATCTTTCTTCTGTAGCTGCTTGACTATGATTTGCAATTCGCTCATGCCTAGTGGAGGACCAAAATACTTTTGGTTGTACTCCATAAGTTTGTCTTCCCAGCCCACGGAAAACACTCTTTTCAAATAAATGCCAATATTGAACAGTCCATTGTTGCGAGTTCCCTCAGGAAAGCCTTGAGCACATAAAGCTTGCATGCAAGGAGGGCCATCTTTGATCGGATTCTCTGATTCTCGTGGTTCTTCCGGAAAAGTCAAATTATCGGCTTGCACAAAGCGGTCATAGAGCTCATAAAACTCCTCAAGTGAGGCCGCAGTACCATCGTCCTTGATTGCGTAGCGTAAGCCCTCATTACTTGCGAAATAGGGCAAGTTGAGGAAATTACCAGTGTCTCCACGCTCTACAAGTATCTCAGATTGCTTCGGAAAGATCTCTCGACCCGATTCTCCGAGTAATCCAGCGCATGTCTTAAGATAACGCTGCATTTCACCTGCCGGGATGGGGTCTTTAGTAAATAGGAATACGTGTGCGCCACCGGATTTACTTCGGCATACCACAAGAGGTAAGTTTAGCTTGCGCACTTTTGTGACAAGGCCGAGGTGGTCTAGTGGATATTGGTCGATATCAATACAACCCCATATGCATGTGTTGTCTGCTCGAATAGGAATAATCCCTAAGCTGGGTTCTACGCCATTAAGGTGATCCATCCATAGGTTGTCAGTAGGCGGCTTACGGATGACCATAGCCTTGCCTGCCTGTTTACCATTGTCTTTGGCTTTTTCAATTTTATATGTGCCATATGCAATATCTAATCCTTTGAATATTGCTTTGAATCGTGTGATGTCAGTCATTCTATCTTTCTCAGTTAAAGATGGGGTACTCGCTGCGTCCATGGTGTAGTCCTTTTAGCTCGGACTTCGAGTGCCATGGCATCCGCTTTCCCCCAAACGCTTAGAAGGGTAAGTTTTCTTCTCTTGCTGCTTCGTCTTGATGTTTAACTTTTACATCACCTGTACTGATGGACTGTGCAAATAATTTAGCAGTTTGATAAACGCCGGTGTCTTCAACTGAACCGACACGTTCAACTTCCCAGCCGAACCACTTACCTTTATCGTTAGACTCACCAACTGTGCTTAGACGATAGACTTGGCTATACATAGGAGGCGTGTATAGACCGTTTTTACCATTCAATTTAACTGACATCATCATTGAATTCCACTTACGTGATTTCTTCAATTGTGTTGATTTCATCACAATCAATGCCGGGCTAGGAACGCCGTTAGCATCCAATACCATTACGTAATGGTTGGCAGTGTTTTCAATGTAATTGCCGTTATCTAAATAGTCACGGTTCTCACCTGTCTCACGATGTGTCTTAGACAAGATATCGCTAGTGCTTGGATAGATATTAATAGGTGCGCCTGAGCCGCTACCACGTGGTGCCCACTCTATGTACTGACGGACATAAGCTGTAGGAATTACGAGGATGCCTTTCTTACCATCATACAACTCGCCGGTTACGCTGTTGTAAATCATGCCTGGTAATGCGCCATCTACATCGCCCACTTCAGGTGAAGTGTTTGTTAATAGACGTAAGAACGGAAGCGCAAAGTCTTCCTGATTCATCGTGTCAAAGCCGCTTAGTGCGTCGTCTTCAAATGATGAACCTAGTGCAACTGCTGTCGTGCCTTTTACTTCTGCTATTTCTGATTTAGTAGCCATGATGCTTTATCCTTTTATCGTTATGCTGATTTAATTACTGCTTTTTGGCCAATGTATGCGCCGAACAATTCGCTGGGGAACTCGTTACCGCGTTCAACCTGCTCTTTAACCCATGCCTTTAAGGTCATCGGTTCTATCTTCTCGGCTTGATCAGCTGGATAGCCGGTCTCACCAAGTAGATTCAATAGACGTGCACAAAGCTCGTCTTCGCCACGTCCGAAACGGACACTGACTGTGTTCTTAATGATGTCATCAAAGCCGTGGTCCCTTAGCCATTGGTAGGCTTCAGCTCTACGTGCTTCTGAAATCGATGCACTGTAGAAGGCTTTAATTTCAATGGATGAACCGTCATCCATACGGAACGCTTTCATGCCCATACCGGACAATGCCTCAGGGATAGACTCCTCAGTCAATTTACGGTACTGCTCTTTACGTTCTTTAAATACTGTCTCTAGGTCTAGTATTTCTTTTTCTAAATGCTTAGCACGTTTTGCTAGATTAGCGATGCCTTGAATGTCATCATCTTGAATCTGAAGCGCACCTGCGTCTTCCTCAAATATATTCGTCAAACTCATCTATTTCTCCTTTCTTAGGGAACAAATCAACCTGAATTGGAATGTAACGTTTTTCTAGTTTATCCCATTTCAAGCACTTAAATCTACCATTATTTTTACTCGCTGCAATAGCGCTGATGATTCCAATGGCAGTAGGATCACCTATAAAGAGGAGATAATCCTCATCTGTAAACTTCTCTAACTTACGCTGTATTCTACGAACAGTAGGATACACTGAAAAAGCAATTTGCGCATTAGGCGGCAAAATTGTTTCTATGTCTCCGTAGTTTAAAGCAGACGTAATGTTATGTGAACCCGTCTCAGAGACGACAAAAACTGTTGGCACTATATTTCTCCCTTTCTAAATTCGAAAAGACAGTGTACACTCACATTTATGGGATTGCAACCCCTTAACTAGAAAGAAAGATCATGACAACTGAATTTTTACATAGCTACCCGTTTAAGAACAAACCATTTTTACATCAACAGGCTTATCTAGAGCGCTTTTGGAACCATCGTGTGGCAGCGTTATTTGCTGACATGGGTACCGGAAAGAGCTTCATGGTCATCAATAATATAGCCATGCTATATGACCAGGGTAATATAAATGCTGTATTAATTGTCGCGCCCAAGGGTGTATACCGTAACTGGCTAGATACTGAAATACCGAAGCATTTACCGTTACATGTAATATATAGAATGGCAATATGGAACCCGTCGCCTAAGAAGGCAGAGAAAGATGCGATGGATAGACTGTTTGATGTGACCGAAGACTTAAAGGTCTTAATCATGAACATTGAGGCGTTGTCCACGGAGAAAGGTGTTAAGTTCGCGAGCCGTTTCCTCATGTCGCATGAAGCCTATATGGCCATCGACGAGAGCACTACAATCAAGACGCCTACTGCTGCGCGGGCCAAGAACGCTGTGAAGGTAGGCAAGCTTGCTAAGTATCGCCGCATTATGACTGGCTCGCCTGTTACAAAGAGTCCCATGGACTTATACCAGCAGTGCGCCTTCTTGTCTGAGGATTGTCTAGACGCTCGTAGCTTCTATGCTTTCCAAGCGCGGTACGCGGTCACTGTAGAACGAAGCCTTGCTACGCACTCGTTTAAACAGGTCGTTGGATACCGTCACCTGGACGAGCTGCAGGATAAAATCAATCGCTTTGCTTTCCGCGTTACTAAAGAGGAATGCCTGGACTTGCCAGACAAGATGTACACAAAGCGTGAAGTGGACTTAACCGACGAGCAGATTAAAGCGTACAACGAAATGAAGACCATGGCACTGGCTATGTTCAAAGAGGGCATGGCGTCTACGGTCAATGCGCTGACGCAGATTATGCGCTTGCATCAGATAGTGTGCGGTCACTTAAAGCTTGACGACGGCACGGTAAAGGAACTACCTAATAATCGGGTCAAAGAACTGCTAAGCATTGTCGAAGAGACCAGCGGCAAGATTATCATCTGGGCGAACTACCGCCATGACATCGAGGCAATTAAGATTGCGCTACAGAAGGAATACGGCATGAACTCCGTCGCCACGTACTACGGTGACACGGCATCCGAAGACAGGCAGAAGATTGTTATTGACTTCCAAGACCCTGAATCGGAGCTGCGCTTCTTTGTCGGCAACCCTAGGACAGGCGGCTACGGCTTGACCCTGACGGCTGCCAGCGTGGTCGTGTACTTCAGCAATAGCTTTGACTTGGAGGTACGCCTGCAATCAGAAGACCGTGCGCACCGTATTGGCCAGACAAAGAACGTGACATACATTGACCTGATATCGCCTAAGACAGTGGACGAGAAAATTGTGCAAGCCTTACGCGCTAAGATTGACATCGCAAACCAAGTAATGGGCGAGGAGCTAAAAGAATGGTTGATTTAATCCCTATCAAGAAGTTATATAAATATGAAACATTGCAGCGTGTCGATGCACCAGAAGGGCGTCGCTACGTATACGGGGAACAGAAGCTGCCAAGCGTAACGACGGTCCTGTCCAAGACTAAAGACCAGTCTCATCTTGACGCGTGGGCCGCGAGGGTTGGTGCGTCAGAAGCGGAGCGTATAAAGAATGAGGCCGCTACAGTAGGCACGCACATGCACAACGTGATGGAGCGCATGATAGCGTATCGCAGCCTGCCTAGGCCAACGAATTGGCTGATGTGCAAGGGCTACGAGATGGGGTATAAGTTAATCAATACTTACTTCAAGAATATAGACGAGATATGGGGCTCTGAGGTCGCATTGTATTACCCGGAGAAATATGCAGGGACCACGGATTTAGTAGGCGTGTATCGTGGCAAGCCTGCCATTGTGGACTTCAAGCAAAGCGTTAAGCCTAAGAAGCGCGAGTGGATTGACGATTACTTTCACCAGTTGGCAGCGTATGCGTTAGCGCATGATGTTGTTCACGGCACCAACATTGAATACGGTGTGGTGTTGATGGCAGTACAAGACGGCACGACCATGGAGTATTCCACGGCCGGCCAGGAGTTTGTACGATATAAAGAAGAGTGGTTAAGGCGCGTCGAAAAGTACTACGCCATGGACGAGATTGTGTCCATTGGGAAAAGCGACTGAAGCATTTTACGACTAGCAGACTGCTCACCTTCTGGTCCTTGAGGCGTGGCCATTGATACAGGGCCCGGTGCTGGTGCAGCCGGGGCAGGCGCTGCAGGTGCACGAGAAGAGGACGTGCCACGAGTGCTAGGCGCAGGGGGCATTCTGCGTAGTTGTTGTCTGGCAGGCACCTCTGCAGCCCTTGCTTGGGCTCGTTCCTTAGCGTCAAATTCCTCAAGGGCTCTGTCATCCTCGGCCATCAATTGTCTAAAGGCAGCAGTAGAGGTTACGCCAGGGGAATACATACGGCGAAGAAGCGATAGATTTAATGCTTTACGATCTCCCTCTGTCTTACCCTTGGCTAAAAATGCGGCTGTTACTTCATCATCCAAAGCAGCTTCTTCAAGCATTTTCATGGCTTGACGAGCAGGTGTTTTACTAAAGAAGTTGGATGTAGCACGAGATACTTTAGCTGCCCATGCAAGGCTGCCCGGACCTCCTGGTTTAGTTGCAGCGGCAAGTTTTAATCCTAGCTGATTTATTGCAAGGGATTCTACTTCGTTTACAACGCCTCCTGGCATAGTATTCTCTAGCCTGCCTGCTTTTGCAGCTTCTGATATTCTGCTCATTGGATCAAGTAGGCGTTTCATGTTCTTAAGCTGTGTTAATGACATTAGGCCATTGGCACGCATTATATTTACTACGGAAGGTTGACCACTTCTAATGGGTTTAAACAACGCATCTTCGTATGCTTGCACGTCAAAGTTGCCGTTTTTTGAGGCCTGTTCAAAAGCATGCTGGAATACCATTGAAACAAGGCCTTTTTCCGCGTCGGCCCTAACTTTTGGATCAGCTTGTTTAGCAATTTTGACCATACTGCGCATAGCACTAACAGGGTTATCACTATTAAGGGCATCAGTTAATGCGCGAGTCGGGTCGTCAGTGAAGCGTAAAAGATTAGAAAAGGCCTCTTCCTCTCTTAAAGATTTATTTAAAGCACTTTGAGTATCTTTTACAGACAGATAGGTATGTTGTGCAGCCGCTACATTTGAAAGCTCATTAGTTAGGCCTAGTCTTTCAATTAAATCCGCATTTTTAGCAACGTACCTAGCCAGCCTGTCTGGCTTAATTAGACCCGTATTAGGGTCTGCCATATCAGCCACGGCAAGCTTAATGACGCGAGACTGAGCATCGCGTACAGAATTAAACTGTTGCGTAGACAAGTCTTTATATTTAAAAAGGGCTTCTGCTTGAGGACTATCAATACCAAACTTAGCCACAGCATCATCGTATTGATTGCCCATGAATTTCACGGCATCTTCAATCTCCCCCATTCTTAAGGCGGCGACATCCCCTGCCCTTGCAAACGCCTTGTTTACAAGGATTTCGGGTTGATAACGGGCTCCGCCTCTTTTATTGGTGGCGTTTAATTCTCCACCAAACTTACGGGTAAACTCTTCGTTCAGTTTAAAAGAGAAAGCACGCGCATTCGCGTACGCTGTTCCAGGAAGTGTACTTAGATCGTCTAGTACACTGGACGCTAAATGGCTGTATTTTTGCGCAGCACCGGCTTCCCCTGCAGCATCTGCTTTACGGGCAGCGTCTAGTAGCGAGCTTCTAAACGCGATTAAGTCATAGGCAGGAACTTGTTTTATTTTAATCTTAGCAAGGAATTCAGCAGGGATACGACCTGTGTCTATGAACTCCTGCGTCTGCATGCCTTGTCGGTATATTTTCAACGAATCTGCACTAACCCCAAACCGTTTTAATGCGGAATTTACGGCACTAAAATTTCCATTTAAATCTTCAGGGGTAAGGTCATGGGCTATTTCTAAAAACGCTTCTTTGGTGTTTTGTGGAGCTAGTTTTACAGGAATAATTTTTCCTGTTGCAGTTTTCTTAAATCCTTCTGCACGCACTCCAGCGCCCCATAGGGAACTTTCCATTTCACGCGCATTAGATAAAGCACTATCTACTGATTTACGAAGAATAGAACCAATCTCTTCTCTTGAAGCAGACCCAGATTTACCTAGGGTTGCCACGGCATTGGCAGCACGGACTTCTGCCCCATTGATAGCAGAAGTAAGTAGGTCGGTGTAATGCGCGTCACGTAGTTTAGCGGCAGCAGTCATGGCCGCTGGATCGCCGCTTGACTGAAGTCTTGAAATAAGTGTTTTATAGGCAACTAAAGCATCTGTTGCCATCTTATTAGATTGATTAGCAAAATCCACGCTGTTATTAACAAGCGTACGCTCCAAAGAGGTAAACGGTGAAATACCTAGCTTTTGAGCAGCCGTAAGCTTAATTGGTTTTCCATTTACATCTAACGCATCAGGCGCATTTAACTTCTTAATTAAGGTCTCTACATCAAGGCCTGTATCCTCTAAAAGAGACGCATAGTAGTTGGCTACGTTCCTAGAGGCAGTGCCTGAACTAATAGCCGTATTAGCTTGGTTTCTTAAGTTTGAAACGGCCGAATTAGCATCAAAAGCAAATTTACCAGGGCTGAGTGTCCCGAAGGTTATTTCCATACCTGTACGTAGCCAAGGACTGTTTGGGTCAGCGTCTACTGCCAATGATCCGCCTAAAGCGGCATATGCATTTGAAAGGACTTCTTTTTTGAAAAAAGGCTTTGGATTAGCACGTGCATACACCCCTATGGCGCTAATAGCACGGCTTAATGTGCCCGACCCGGCTTGTGCTTCAGGGAATAATTTAGCAGAAGGAGAGGCTACCAGGCCTGAGACAAAGGTCTCAAACCATGCTTCGTGGGCCTTGGTCCCTTTAGGGGGCTCCGGTAGATACTGCATCAACGCATCTGCAAGGGTAGCACCGCCAAGTAGGCTTGCGCCCACCCCACCTACATAGCCTGCACCTACGGCATAAGGCGCTACTTTAGGGGGAAGTTTACTTAGCGTAGGCGCTAATGCTTCTCCAATTTTAAGCCCTGCTTTAATGCCCGCATAAGCCCCCGCACCTTCTACTGCACCTTTAGATGCACCAATGCCTGAAGCAATAGTGTAATCTGTAGCCGAAGGATTAGAATCAGATTCTAGCCCTAATCCCCTTAGGTTTTCTAGGGTAAAAGGTGTTTTAGTAGGATCGCCTGACCATTCTGGAATAGGAAGAGCCTCTTTAGAAAGCCCTGGAGGGGCATTCTTCTCAAGAGACTTAAGATTGTCTAGGGTAAAAGGGGCATCACTAGGGGCCGCTGGCGCTGCATCTTCTGGCGCATCCTCAGATGATCCAAACTCTACACTTACTACCTGACCAGGGGTCCAGGATGGGTCATTTTCTGCCATGTTACTTCCTTATCGTTTTTTAGGAGACCACGGAATCGTTTTAGTTCTTGGAGTCCAGGTACGGTTTTCCGCATCGTATATTAAATACTCTGCACCCATAGGAAGGTCAGCATACTCTTGTTCCGTAGAGACAGGAGGGGGTGCTCCAAGCATTTTAATAACTTTATCTACTTCTGCTGCTTTTGCCGCAGCTTCGTTAGTCACGGTAACATCTAAATTCTTATCTAGCGCGGTTTTTTCTGCATCTTTACGAATAGTGTATAACGTACGGGCAAGTCCAATAACGCTATTTTTCGCTGCTGATTCACTTTTAAAAGCTGAAATACCCAAGTCGGTATACTTATCAATTGCGACCCGTTCACCTTCAGTTAGTTTTGTTGTTGCGCGTAATGCCTCTTTAATTCTAGGTGCTAGATTTTCTACTATCGCCGTGTCTTGTTGCGCTCTAACTGCAATCTCACCTGCCGGATTATATGGTATTTTTTTAGATACCATGTCCCCTATGTAACTGCCTAATCCAAATGCCCCTTCAATAGCGCCATAGTAAGTAGGTTCATTAAAGGGTTCATATTTTAGTTTAGGTGCATTTTTTTTCAAGGACCTTTCATAGGCTAACAACGCATCTTGTGCATCCTTATCCCCATTTTGGGCCGCTGTCCTAAGTTGGTTAAGTTGTTTTTCAGGTATTATACCCCCTGTCCATTCTGCTTGGCCAGTCGGTTCCGCAGAAGTAGCACCGGGAACAGGTGCAGGTGCAGGTGCTTTGCCTGTGCCACTATATTTTCCAGCGAGTGATTGGCGCAATTGATCCATAGTACCCCTAGTCATAAAGGCATCAACCACCTCAGGGTGTTCTGTTCCAGGAACAACTGTTTCAACAACTCGACCTTTGTCATCCGTATATCTACTGATAGTAGGTTTAAACAACTCCAATGCAGCCATCATAACCGCTCTATTTTCATCGACTGAAGTATTACCCTTTCCGTATCTTTCCAATAAACCCGGAGTGCTTATTATAGAATTGGCCCACTCGCTTTTTGGTAAAGCAGAGCTACTACCGGCCTTAAGAACGGATGCATCGTATTTTTGCTGAGTTGCAGCAAGTTTAGCATTGTAGTCCCGTACGTTTTCAATGTTTTTCTCAGACGAAGATATAGCCATAGCACGAATTGCACGTTTTTGTTTTGCATCTTCTGCAAGAATTCCACCAACTGCAGTAGGTAACGTACGCATTGCACCGGCAAAACGAGACGCAGCAGAGCCACCTCTCATCTGATTACCCTGATCATCCACGTTTGCAGCATAATTAAAAGCACGACTACCTAGCTCTGCTAACATCTGTGCTTGAGTTAGGTTTTTATCTGAACCTAATAGACGTTCATACATAGCGGTACGAGAATTAACCCCTGTCTCTAGGCCCGGTTCAGCCATAGGCTGTGCCCTCATAGTTGCTAGTACTCTCTCGCGAGCCTTTGCAACTGTATCGGCATCAAACATGCCTGGAGCAAATGAGGATGTATCTTCAAAAGGGGTTACGCCATCCTCGTCGGTCCCGTCTCTAAAATTTTGAACATAGCCACCCATAGCCATAGCCACCGGTTCTTGAGGCATTGCTCCTTGGTCCGTGGGCAACGCACCGATGCCACCCATACCCGCTTCAGCAGGCATGGCTTCTGGTGTCATGCCTGGCATACCTTGTGGCATAGCAGCAGGAATACCGCCTTGTTGAGGCATAGGCGCTGCTTGTTGTTGAGCCAACACAGGTTGTAATAAGGCAAGAACGTCTTCTGGGGTGTCTGCTGCAGCGTTGTAACCGACTAAGTCAGCAAGCTCCTCGACCCGCGCGTCTATAGAGCGCATGTCACCACGAAGGTTATTCATCAGGATTTCAGGTGAATTAGGACGACGGTCAGCTACTTTCGCTGCCTCGTTATCGTCCATCTCGTATTCGTCTTCGCTGTCGTCCTCATCCATTGCATCCATAAAGCCTTGCATGATGCCGACGTTTTCTACATCAGTTTCATCAACGCCTTTTTTAAACATTGGTCGATCTGTTATTTTAGCTTTCATGGTATTTCCTTAGAATAAACCGGCTTTATTTGCTGCAGCTGCTGTTGTAACACCACCTACCACTGTACCCGCTACTGTTTGGAAAGTAGAAGGGCTAGGTGCACTGGCCGAAGTCAAAGACATCTGACTAGTCGGAGCGTTTTTGTATATATCAGACACAAAACCCAGTTGTTGGTATGGCGCCATAGTCTCTTGAAGCTGCGTATTACGTGCCGCGTCAATTTGTTTTTGTGCTTCAGACTGTTCGATAGAACCGATGCCAGACATCAAGTTAACATCATTAATACCAGCACGTTGAACTGCCTCGCCTATTTGACCTTGGGCCGTACCCATATTTGCAATGTTAGTACCTATGTTAGACATGGTGCTGGCTTTATTCAAGTCCACATTGGCTGCTTGAGTACCTAAAGCACCAATGCCTTGACCTAGATTACCTAGAGTAGCCGCTTCAGAGGCAGCTAGGTTGCCCATATTAGCCGTACCAGTTTGACCTAGTTGCGTGTTTTGAATTGCTTGACCCCCTAAGGTGCTACCGATGTTGGCCGTAGTATTAGCCGCATTGCCGTAGATATTAGCGGCCGCAGTGCCAATATTACTTTGTGTGGCACCTGCATTAGTAATGCCTTGGGCCGCGGCCAATTGGCGTTGACGCTCTTGTTCAAAGGAAGTCATACCGGCTGCTTGCGCTTGGCCATAGTTGGCAGACATGTCCTGGAAGACGCGTTGTGACATCAAGTCTTGTAGGTTACGCTCTTGTTCAGCACGCTGAACACCTTCGCGAGTGCCGCCAAAAGCACCTGAACGAACCGCTTGTGCCGCAGTACCTTGAGAAGCGATATCACCTTGACGACGCATCTCTTTCAATGCATTTTGTGTTACTTGCTCTTGATACGGGTTCATGAAGCGCTGAGTAGTAGCCGTGTCATAGCCGCCAGTAGCCGCGTTATAGCCAGCGATACCTTGGCCTACAGTGCCCATTGCCTCGGCTTGAGCAGGAACACCTGCACCAATTGCATTCTCTGACATGCCTGCCGCACGGCCTAAAACGCCTTGTGACTCATTTAGATTAGCTTGAGTGTACTGACCAGCAAGGTCAGCCGCTTGTCCGATACCGCCTGCAGCAGTAACGCCTTGGCCCATAATACCTTGAGCTGTTTGAAAAGCAGGAGCAGCATTTACACCCGCTGCAACATTTGCTCCTTGGCCCGCGATATTTTGTCCTTGTGTGATGCCTGCTGACGCTGCATCTAAATAAGGCTGATAAGCACCAATACCTTGACGAGCAAGGTCCATGGCCTGTTGAGTACCCGCAGAAGTAGCCGCTGCCTCATAGGCAGGCAGGTTCAGTGGTGTCTTATATAGTCCTTGCGCTTCTTTTAACAGGCCTAGTTTATAGGCCTCAATTTCGGGAGCTTCCCGTACAATCTGGGTGCTAATTTCCTCGGCCATTTACTTCCCCTTTGCCTCAAGTTGTTTCATTAGGGCGTACATACGTTTAGCGCCCTTTCTACGTGATCCTTGGCCCATGGCACGTACTGCCTTGGCCGTAAATACAAATTCACCATCTGATAACATCGCTGGAACAGAATCAGAAGTCCCGGTGCCTGGACCGCTGATTGGGCCTGTTTTACGAGGGAAATCTTTAAGCGATGCAATACCGCCTTTTGCTAGTGCAACTGGTGCAGGAGCTGCTGCGGTTTGGTATGGATTGTTTTGACGAGCATACGGATTAGGACCGTAAGTAGTGTTAACGCCACCAAAAGACAAGCCATACTTGTCAGGTTCAGCGGCCAATAAATCAGCACCTGTTGTCTTGAACATGTCTGCATTTGCAGGTGGAGTCGCTGGAATAGGTTTAAACGCACCACCTAGATAAGCAGCACCAAGGCCTACGGCTGCCATTGGACCGTATTTAGATAGCATCCCAGGTAAGGCATCTTTATATGCCTCTGATAAAACAGAACCAGCAGGAGCTTTTAATACTTCCTGTGCCGTAACACCAAATTTATCTTGCACTGATTTAAGGGCGTCTGACATGCCTTGTTCTTGTATAGCAGAAGGAGAAATATTTTTATACGCAGCAGAAGCGGCGTCACCTAAATTACCCGCTTTTAAGGAGTCCATCACACCTGGTGTAGGAGGTTGGTATGCAGCGTTAGGGGTGAATGAGCCTTCTACAATAGGGGCTGGAGTCGCGCCTATTGTAGGAGCCGCGGGCATTGGTGCTGGAGCCGCTGGCATTGGAACACCCTGAATGCCTTGAAGGCCCTGGGCACCTTGAACACCTTGGGATATATCAAAGGTAGATACGTCCGGAATAGCAGGCGTGGCTAAAGAATCGAGGCCTCCAGTTGGGGTAAAGCTTCCCTCTACAACAGGTGCCGGGGTAGAAGGAGCACCTGCTGCTGCAGTAGAGCTAGGAGACATGATGCCTGTTACAGCACCCGCCACTGCGCCTGAGATGATACCGCCTTTAAGCGCTTGTCCTAATTTCTGACCAGACGCAAGGTTAACAAGCGTGCTACCTGCAAATGTATTTACTGCAGTCGCCAATGCGGCATTTGTAATACCTAGTGCTGGGGCCAAAGGTCCCATGAAGTATACAGCGGCCATGGTAAGCGCTATCCTGCCGATTGGGCTTTGCGCTATTTTCTTAATTACTTTACCTACGCCTTTAACAACACCTTTAACAACTTTACCGATTTTCTTAAATGCTTTCTTTAAGAAGAATTCAGGAAGACCTGTTACTGGATTGATTGTGCCGCTACCGCCACGGCTGCGTAAAAGAGCTGCTTCACCCGGTGTAATGTGGGCAAGCATGGTATCGCCATTACGGCCCATATTTGCAAGCTCTTGTGAAATGGTTTTAGCATTAATGATTCCACCATCAGCATAGGCTGGAACGGCAGGCGCCATAGGTGCTTGTTGAGCATCTAGTTGGTCAAGTGCTAAATTAAATGCAGCAAAGAAGGCAGGGTCGAACTGTTCTGGAAGTAAATCTTCCGGCACGCCTTCTGCAAGAAGTTCCATACGGTCTTCTGTGTAGTCCTCAGGAGCAGCAAGAATGCCGTCTACCATTTCTTGTAATGCGTCAATGACTTCTGGAGATAAGTTCATGGCCGCTAGTTCACGGATAAACTCGTCTGCCGCTGCAGGGTCTACTTCCGCAATGCCGCCTAAGATGTCTTTATTGAATTCGCGAGGATTGTTTTTAGCGTAGCTTTCAATAACCGGACTAAACTTAGACGGGTCAATTTGACCGCCTGCCTCTTGTGGTTGCCCTTCGGGCAATGCCATAATACCCTGCATTTCTTCTGCCATGTTTAACCTTTCCCAAATACATAAATGGCCTCACAGGGCCGCACCTCGGTAAGGGAGGCGAAGATGTTGTAATTATGAGCTATTTTACTAGTTCCTGTCTACAAGTAATGCAGAAACAGAGACATTTAATCCAGTAGCTGAGGATGTAATTTTTAATATGTCAGTGGCCTCTAGTATCAAAGGTCCGGCCACCTTGCCCGAAAGTAAATCAATATACGAATTAGCAGCTACCGCCATTGCAGGAGCCACGGTCACCGTACCTGTCCCTAAAGGAGAAAAAGCAGCAGTCACATTGATAGATCCACCGGTTGTATTAGCCACAATAATGGACCGTACAATAGCCGCAGTAGCATCTGGAACCGTAAGAATATTATCGGTAGTTGCCCCACTAAATTCTTTGTAGTAACGTTTATATAGGTTTGCCATTATCTTCCAAAAAACCAGGCCATAGCCTCAGCTTTATCCTCAGTTACGTTAGGTGTGTAATTACTATTAAGCTGCAAAATGATTTGCTCTACGGACCTAATCAATTGGTCAATCTGAGGAGGACTATATTCCACCGTAGCCGCGTTAGGCAAACGAACGTTATTAATTTTACTCATCGTAGACCATCCGGTTCAATATCCACGCGCAGCGTACCGAAGCGCCAATTACTATTTACTTCATCCGTTTCAATACTTACTGAAATCTGCCGGCCACGAGCCCTTGTGTCTACCTTCTCCGTATTAGGATTAATAATATAAGGGTCAAGAGAACTTACCACAGCGGTGTCTGATGGGAAAGCGCGAAGTAAAAGATGAACTGTCATGTTCCCTACGAAATTCCTAAAGTCAGGGATAAATCGTTTCATAAACATGATTTGATCACCATCGCCAATGTCAAAATAGCCTGATTTCAAATACGCGGTAATAGGCTGGTCTACTGCATTTACTCCTGTTTCTTGGAAATACACAATAGAACGACCTGCAGTAAGGCCGCCGACAGTCGGACCGACTGGCGTAGCAATACTATCAACGAGGTATTCAGCGGCTATGGGCCTGTCGTAACTTCCGATATCTTTCCAGGCAGTACGTTCCATTGTACCTATAGACCAAACTCCTTCTATGTAGTCATAGGTTACGTATCGATTAATGTATTCCGAATCAGCCGTGCAATACCACCACGTCACTTCATTGTACTCAGAGTTAACGCCAATGTGCACTTTGGTATTCTGGACCTTATTAAAATCCTTAAACACATAGTCTTGAACAGTACACGGGATTTTTTTAACCGTACCATCAAAGACGTAGAACGCACCAAGGCTCATCCACATAGCAACGCCGTTGACATCGGCTGCAGCATGAGGCCCGACCAGTCCGCAGTTAGTGCCTAGTTGAGAGAAACCAAAAGTGTATGGAGGACCTACATATTGCATACCATGCAAGGAGGTATCGGTAAATATAAGAATCTGACCACGTGATCGAATAGCTGACACGATGTGACTACCGTCCGTGAGCCGTTGTCCGCCGGCCGTGTTGGTTGCAGTAGGCTCAAAGTTTGCAATGTCCTCTTGGTCTGAGAAACGAACATACATAGGGTCTTGAGAGGAGGAAGTGCCAATGACATCTTCGGTACCAAGGCAAACAAGGTGCCTATCTGGAGTAGATACTAGAGCAAATGTACTGGTTGTAGGGGCACCGGCAATTTGTACAGCAGGAGTGTTTGCTCCTACACTGGTGTCCCATAGATACGTTCCGCCATTTACTAGTTGGCAAATGACATCTTCGCCATAACTATCTAACTGCCATACCCTAGAATCTAAAGAACTCCCGGTAACAGCAGCTGGGTCGCGAGGCGTGCCCCATGTAGAAAGGCCCCATGTACCTGTTCCCCAGCCAAAGTCAAAGTAGCTGACATCAGAACCAATGCCTATTTGATAGTCTATGTCGGCAGTACCTGCAAGGCTCGCGGTGCTTGTTGCATTGACCGAGGCAATAATAGTGTATTGAGTTCCGGTGAGTACTTGTTGTACTTCATATTCTCCGTCTAAGGTGGCATTTGGTATGCCACCCGGATTACCTGTTACACCCGAAATAATTACAAAGTCACCGGCCTGTACGTTTGTGGTAAGGTCATTGACTCCTACCACATTACTGCCAACTGTCGTACTAAAAGTGGCCGTGGTGGTAGTTTCACGAATAGGGGTAATGTCTTCCCACTGCGATCCAATTCCGACGTATAATTTTCGAGTAGTGCCTACCATGATATAGGGAACACCATCTAAAGCGTTCCAGGTAAACACCTCACTAATCATGCCTATTAGGTATTGAGCATCAAGGTTAAAATATTGCCAGCCGCCTATCTTCTCCGGTAAACCATCTTGAAACCGCACATAATCACTGTCCACCCAGCCGCCTTCGGCACCGTATTCGGTGTTTTGTTTGTCAATTCCGGGTTTCAATGCAAGTTTCAAAAGGGCCATTTTATTCTTTCCTAAACAGTGCTGCTTCGTCTTTGCGGCGTATATCTAGTCCTTTCAAGACCTTACCGCCGGCTTTATTATACTTGAGAAGACTCGTAATAGCACCTGCTTTATCGCCACGCAAAAGCGCCTGACGGAGGGTTGACCGCTGAAGTACACCAAGACCAAGGTTAAAGCTAAAACTAACCAGAGCATCAAATTCATTCTGTGAAAGTCGTATAGGTAGATAACGGGCAACCCCTCGTTCAAATCGTACGACATCCTTAGCCAGTATTGAGTCAACTTCTTCTTCGCTCCATCTACGGTTATCTTGTGGTTTTAGTGGGTACGCTTTACGAGCAGCCATACCTTCTGGAGTAGACGGTATCTTAGCTTGCTCCGGGTACATCACATGCCCAACACCAATTGTCCAAAGCTTAGCAGGGCATTGATACGGTTTGTACCTAACGCCCTCGTGGTGCTTAAGCATTTTAATCAGTTCTTTACTTGCCTTCACGATGCTTTTCCCATTGACGAGAACCAAAGTAGAAGCCAATTATGCTACTTACAATTGCCATTTCATCATCAGAAAAGACTAAGCTCATTGCCGTCGTAAACTCAACACCAGTATATA